GCAGCTGCAAATGTCACGCGGCTGAACGCACTGGCGCAGCCGGTCACCAAAGAGAATCAGGTGTCCGGCAGCCGGGTGGATTCCCTGCGGTCACAGTCGTGGGATCTGTACCGGGACAATCCGTCCGCCCGCAAGATCGTCCGCACCATCGTTGCAAAGGTGGTCGGCAAACGTGGCATGATGCCGGAATCACTGGCCATGAATTCCGATGGCACGCCAAACGTGGAATTCCGCGCGAAGGCTCAAGAGCTGTGGCAGCGAATCCAGAGCGGTTTCGATTCGCGAGGGCTGCCCGGTCGCGGCGGTGTCACGTTCGCCCAACTGCAGAAACTGGCACTGCGGGCAACAGTCCTCAGCGGTGACACATTTTACCGGCTGGTGCCAATTGACCAGACTAAACAGCGACGGCATGACCTGCCAATACCGATCACGCTGCAGATGATTGATGCGTGCAGGCTGGCCGATGAATCGGAGATCGTGCGTCCGGAGATTCCAGAGGGCCACACGGTTTACCGGGGAATTGAGCTGAACGCTGACGGCGAGCGGGTGGCGTATCACGTCCGGATTCAGCCCGCATGGGCCTCAGCAAATCAACCGGGCAACGTCCGGCGTTTCACTGTGGATCAGATTGGGCATTTGTATTCCGAGGAAGACATCGACCAGCTACGCGGCATACCGTGGTTCGCTGCTGCATTGGTGAAGACTCGCAACACTGAGGATCTGGACTACAACGTGCTCAAGGCAACCGCGATGGCTGCCTGTATCGTCGGCACGTACAGCAAACCGACCGGGGCTGCGAGGGTTGGGCTGGCGGCTGGAATCAATCCCGTGGCATCGTCGATTGATGGATCAGACCTGACTGACGGCGACGGAAACACGGTCACAAAGATTCAGCCGGGGATGATGCTGAACGTCGGCAAGGACGGCAAGTTTGAGCTGCTGTCACCGAGTCAACCGAATATGAATCCCGAAGGGTTCGTGCAGCATCTGCAGCGACAGACGGCGAACGCATTTCCGGGCGTTAAGTCTTCGACGGTGACAGGTGATTATCGCAACAGCTCATTCAGTTCTGAGCGGTCTGCAGACAACGACGCATGGCCGGAGTTGCACGACGTGCAGGAGTGGTTCGCATCGTCATTTTGCCAACCAATTTATGAGGCCGTCATTCGTGCGGGCATCCTGTCGAATTTCTTTGATGGGATCGTTTCAGCAGCAGAGTTTCAAGCAGATCCGGGCCGTTTCTCAGTCGCAAATTGGCAAGGGCCGGTGGCGTTGTCAATCAATCCGAAGGACGACGCAGAGGCCGCAGCGGCACGAATACACGCGGGGCTGAGCAGCCTGCAGATGGAGACCGCGAAAATCAACGTGAACTGGCGGGATGTCTTGAACGACAACGCTGAGTTGTACGCGATTGCAGAGGCAAAGGGCATTCCCGCTGAGGTGGTCAACAACATCCTCGGCGTCGATACGGCGGACCAGATCGCGGTGGCACAGGCAAACGCTGACGCCGCAGCAGCAGACACGCAGCAGCCACGCAAGGCAGGAAACGAGGTGCAACATGTCACGACGATCTAACGCGGCAGCAGCAGCCTTGCAAGATCCGGGGTTTCGGTCTCTGGAAGTGCGGGCGAAGACATTCAGCGAAGACACCCGCAGTGTCGATGCGGTGATCAGCACAGAAACGCCGGTGCTGATGCCGGATTACAGCCGGATGGAAATGGTTCCGGAAGTGCTCCTCAGCAAGGTAGGAAATCAGCCGGTCCAGTGCGTTCATATGGTCGGCTCCTGCATACTCAGGAGCGTGGCCATGCCGCCGGAACTGGTGTTGCCGTTGCTGATTTCATCCATCAACTGCTGACGGAATGCCTGAAGGTCTTTGAGCTGCGCCATGGCCTTCGCGCGACCGGCCACAGAATAGCTCTGCGCGGTCAGGCAGTTGAGAATCGCCGCATTCGTTGCGGTCAGTAATTCGTTGGCGTCTGTCATGCTGTGCAGTCTTGCCAGCACCCGGACAAATCCGCACTACCAACACTACCAATCAGCGTTCACCGTCCAGAAAAACCTGCCGTGACTCGACCACCACGGACGACAGCACAACACGCACAGACCACGTGTGACCGCACGGCCCCAGGCCTTCCGGTTTCCGGCTCTTGCAGCACTTGTAATACCTGACACTGCCCTGCGTGGAATACGCCACACCGTAGCCGCCGCGTCCATTCCAGCAGACCGGACAACGGCGATACGCCTCAATCTCACGCTCGACCGCTGCCACTGGCTCCGGCCCCGGCGTCTGCTGCGGCTTTGGTGCTTGCTGTCCCTTGCGTGGCTTATTCATTCCATGCCCGCCCGTCCGGTCGTCTCTCACCTGCATTCAGCACCGCCCTTCTGGTTCTGACTTCGCTTCTCGCTGGAAATCCGCCGTGCTCCTCCGCGTAGCACACCGCCAATGCCAGCCCGTACCGTACAGCATCGCGAAAGTCGTTCGGGATGCCGTCGTCCTTCTTCACCCACAACAGCTTCGCGTTCCCTCGATTGTCTACCCTGTCACTGATTGTAGCGTTGCAAAGCTGTTCAAGAAACTCCATATCCCGATCGGCACCGGCGCAAACGCTCAAACTCTCTGCAGTCCCCGGTTCCCGGTCGTCCAGTCTGGCCTGCAGATCCGTTTCCCAGTAGTCCGTCGCCACGGTCAGCAGCATCTGCCCCGCGTGGTCTCCAGACTCAACAGCATTCAGCCTGTGCGGTTTGCCGCCGAGGTCATTGTTGGCCCCTTTGCACGGCACTACACCAGGATGCATGTTGCACCAATCATATGTGGCCTTCGTTGCCCAACCCGAATCCGCCGCGACCGCGTGCACGCTCGTTTCATTGCCCCCGTCTGCGTGTGGATACGTCCGAGACACCGCCTGCTGCCAGACCTCCTCAAGAGTCTGCGTCAGCCCGTAATCGACAACGTGGGACCGCCAATCGTTGCCGTGTGCCATCACCACGTACAGCCGGAATCCGCCCTCTGCTGCTTGCTGGTCGATTGTGACCGTCAGCAATCGCCCCCACTCCGGGACTGTGCCCCTCGGGATCTCAGACCGCAGCCGCTCGCCGATCTTCTCCGGCGTCGTTTTTGTCCTGCGTGCCTCCCATGTTTCGCCCTTGTCCTCATTCACCCACTGCCGCAGCTTTGTCGGGTTTTTGTGCTTCTGGACGAAGTCTGCCGCAATCTGTCCCCAGCCATGAAACAGAGCGTAAAACACGCTGATTTGGCACCCATAATCTGACCCCCAACGGTACGGCTCGCCGCGCAGCCAAGACCGATCATCCGGGGGCAGGTCTCGTGCCTCAATCGCCCGCTCGTGATCGACCTCGCATCCGGCTGGAACCCAGACGCCTGACATCATCATCTGCGGCCTGTGCACGTCCTCGATTCGGCCCTCACAATACCGGCAGACATAGTGCGCCGTTTTGCGTGCCAGATCAGCATCTGACTGTCCGGACGGCAGACGGTCAAAGAATATGCCGCCTGCCCTCTGGCCGTCACCAAACTCCAGCACCTGAAACTTCCCACAGTGCGGACACGGTACGTGGTATCTGTGATTTGTGGACTGCAATAGCCCCGCCTCGACGCTGCTTTTGCCCCTCACTGATGGCGTTGATTCTAACACAAATTTGCGGTCCGGGAATTCGGCACCGCGTTTCCTGAATCGCTCCAGCGGGTCGCCTTCGGTCGATGTCGATTCCTGCACCCACTTGTCAATCTCGTTCCCGTGTCCGACTCGAATCGACTTGTCCGCCAAGCGGCTTTTACCGCGCGGCCACGCACCATGACAGACGGACCGTCGGAGCTGAATTCGCGTCTTGCTCTGTCGCTGCTGAATTGGCACCTGATCCCGCAGCCTCGGGCAGTTCTCCAGCATCTTCCAGAACCGCCCAAACACCCCTTTGCAATTGGTTTCATCTGGCGTAGCAAACATGGTTTCTTCGGGCCGCAGATCCATGCCACGCATCAGCATTGCCAGCCCGAAATTCGTTTTGAACATACGCGCCGCCCACTGCAGCCAGATTGCCCTGAACTGTATGCTATCGTATGCCCAACAGGGGCCTTGTGGGGCTGTAACCCATGGCACCAGCGTTTCGTCAAACGCTCGCCCTGAGATGTCATAGAATGAACTGCGCAGCCAATCCGCCGACGACTCCATCACTCGGGGTCGCATCATCTCACGGCAGACTTCCACGCACAGCCTAGTCATCAATCAGATCCCCCAGCCCGTCGGTGAATTCCTTCTGAATGATCCTGATTTCCTGTTCAACGCGGTCTTTGGTTATGGCCTTCATGTCTGCCGGAACCAATGCCGCAACACGCTCACCAATGCCCTGCAACCGTGCCGCCAGTCGTGACCACAGCAGGGACATATCACGCTCGACTTCCTCCCGCTCGATCAGCACTCCCCGCTTCTGTGCGTTCTCCATTGTCCTGCGTTCATTCACCAAACGGATGGCTTCAACCTCCGCCAGTCGTTTCGCGTCCATCGCCCCGCTGTTCTGCAGCTTCGCCAGCCGCCACCGCACCACCTCATTCAGCTGATAGCCTGATTCACCGCCCGGCATGGGTGGCGTTTCCGTCCTCCATTGCTTCACCGTCTGCGTCGCAACCCCGAAAAACTGCGCGACCTCCGCCAGCGTCTTTGCCCTCCATTTGCCGGCCTGCGCCGTTCGGTTTTCCTGTTCGGAAATCAGCTCTTCAATTGCTCGCAGGTCTTGTTCCGACTCAGCCGAGGCGAGCAATTCGGCGAGATAACTCAGTCCGCTTTCGCTCAAGGCTTTCCTCCGGATCTGTGTGGACAGAGTGAATGTGCCGATGTGCAACCAGCACCGGCTGCGGGGGCGTGTTTTGTTCGTTCATCGCCAGCAGGCACTTCACCGCTGCCAGCTTTTCTCGCGGGCTGCCCTCGTGCAGGATCTTGGCAATCACTACGCCCGCTTTTTCGAAGACCACCTCGGGAATCTTCCAGCCTTTGCGGACGGCTTGCGCCACGGACTGCAGATCTCCGCGCACGTGCTGCGGTTCCGTGAATAGTTCGGGTGTGCTCATGGTTGCAACCATTGCTGAATTACTGCTCGGGCAACTTGTTCCGTCATTTTCGGCGGTACGCTCATTCCGATCATGTATTTGCCGATCTTGTCTGTCTTGGCGTGGTAGTCGTCGGGAAAGCTGCCGAGGCGTTTCCATTCGCGAAAGGTGAGTAATCTGCATTGCGACCAGTGCCTTATGATTTCGGAAGCAATTAAAGTGTTTGATGGACTAGACGAACTCAGTCTTTTAATCGAAAAACCAGTCGGTTTACCAGTCTCTTTCATAGCGGCAACTCCGTAATCACTGCCGGGCGTGGTTTTTGACCACCACTTCAAGTCATTAGGCGCAGGCGCAGTGTCTCGTATTTCATTGTCTGTTAATTCCTGCACGTCGGACGTCGCCTCACCCGCACTTACCCATCTATGCGTCGGCGCCAACTTCAGCGGCGGCACGTCAATATCATCACGAACCGCACAGAAAAAAACACGTTCGCGACGTTGCGGGCGATTATGCGAGTGAGCGGAGCCGCAAAACGGCGGAGGCAATCAACGCACGGACAGCCGCATCGCAAGAAATCGGACCACTGCCGGGCATTGCAGACAGGGCACGACGCGAACGCTGCAGAACGGATCTGGTGGCGTTCTGCCGCGAGTATTTCGCGCCGACGTTTTACCTGGCACTGGCACCGTACCAAGTGGCCATGCTTGAAAGATTTCAACACGTCACGCTGCATTCAGGACGCGACTGTCACGCGGTCCGACGTGGCGGGCTGAAGTCCACCTGTGCGAGGGCTGCAGCAATCTGGGCGGCAGTGTATGGGCACCGTCGATTGATCGTCCTGACTGGTGCAACCGACGACAAAGCAAACGAACACAGAGAGAATTTCTTCGCGCTGATGGCAAGCAGTCCGCATCTGCAGGACGACTTCCCCGAACTGACGCCGCTGTTGTTGAAGTGGAAGCAGCCGAAAAAGCAGTTCAGGTTGGGTGGGCGACTGCTGACAGTTCACCCGAAAGATGAACGCGGGCGAATCGTATTCGCGGACATCCACGACGCACCATCGTGTCAGGTGCATGTGGCCCCTTACAGCCTGATGGCAACCGACGTTTCCGGGTTGTCATTCGTCGATCGGCACGGCGTTTCCGTTCGTCCGGATCTGCTGATCTTTGACGACGTGCAGACACCACAGTCTGCACAATCACCGCTGATGACCGAAGAGCGTGAAGAGCAAATTACAAAGACGTTTCTCGGGCTGGCGGGATTGGGGCAAAAGATCGCCGCAATCATGGTGTGCACGGTCCGGCAGCATCAGGATTTAACCGAAAGATTCCTCGACCGGAAAAGACATCCGGACTGGTACGGGCAGCGGTACAAGAGCGTCCTCAAATTCCCCGAGCGGTCAGACCTTTGGGATTTGTACGCGGCGAAGCTGGGACAAGGCCAGACACCTGAAGAGGGCAAACAGCAGGCACAGGAATTCTATCGTCAGAACAAAGCCGACATGGACGCTGGCGGGCAGGTGGCGTGGGAACTGGACAAACTGCCGGACGAGTTGACCGCGCTGCAGTCGATGATGACGGTGAGGGCACTCGATCCGGAGTTTTTTCGCCGGGAGATTCAGCAGGAAGGCACGGCACCAGTCAACAGCAGCGGGATGCGGCTGGACACAACGGCAATCCTCAGCAGGCTATCACAGAATGAGCGGGGCAGAATTCCGGGTAACGCCAGCCATGTGACTGCATTCATCGACAGCAGCGACCAAGTACTCTGGTGGATGGTCTGTGCGTGGGAACGCGACTTCAGCGGCGTGATTGTGGACTACGGAACGTGGCCAGATCAGGGCAGGCCCATTTTTTACAAGTCCGATCTGGTCCGCAGGATATCGCAGGAGAAGCCGGGGGCGTCGTGGGAAGAGGCATTTGCCCACGCGCACAACGAATTGGAGCGGGAGCTGGTCGAGCGATTCCCCGAGCTGGATCTGATCTTGAAAGACTGGTCAGACGGTGGCCAGAAACCCCGCATTGAATCACAGGTTTCAGCATCGGCAAACCGCAGCCGCATCAGGCCGTCTAAAGGCTTTGCACCACGACCGGGACGCAAGCCGGTGCATCTGTGGGGGGATCAGCACAGAGACCGCCAGACGGGGGCGTATTGGTTGGAGAAGCGAAGCGAAGGCATCCACCACGTGCAGTACGATACAAACATCTGGAAGAGCCATGCGGCACGAAGACTGATAACCACAATCGGGGCACCGTCTGCCGTCCTGTTGCCGGGCAATGACGAGCGGGCGAACCGATTGTTGGCAGAGCACTTCACGAGTGAATCGCCGAAGGCTGTCAGTTATGATGGTGCAACCGGAGTGGCGTGGGAACTGCTGGTCGGGCGGGATAACGACTGGTGGGACTGTTTTGTCGGGTGCAATGTGGCCGCGAGTATTTGCGGCGTGGGGGTGGCGAATGAGCGGACAGGGAGCAAGCAGCGGCGGACATTTGCACTACCCGGGGGCGTCCGTGGCTGATCGTGTTTTCCAACTGCCCGGAGGATTGCCGTGTCAGCATTGCGGAGAAGTGCTGACGCGAGTGCAGCACACACGGACAACGCCGGGTTTCATTCTGCGGGAGCGTCATTGTCCTGCCTGCGGTCGAATCAATACGACTTCGGAACGTATCGTTGCAGTCCGTGAACGTCACGGAAAATTCAATGAGCCGATGCAGTAGTTGGCACTAATGCCAGCATGTCGTTTCTGTACGTGGTGTGGTGTGCCATTATACGGGCATGACCACACCAGCCGAACAACTCGCATCCGACGTGAGCAAGCCTGCAGCCATCAGCAATGATGGCGTCAGCGTGAGCAATCGCAGCCTCACGGAACTGATGGAATACGAAAAGCATCAGGCTGCAAAGTCTGCTGCTGCGTCTCCGAAGGCGTGGTTGCGTGGTGCCATTCTGAAAATCGTCCCGCCCGGAGGTCATTGAGATGGCCCGACGTGGACGATACAAGCAGCCTGCAGCGGCACCACAGAAGATGGTGCGTGCGAAGTTTGATCTGGCACAAACGACGCCGGACAACCGCAGGCACTGGACGAATGCTGATGGATTGGCGGCACGAGCTGCAATCAGTCCGGCAGTCCGGCGAGTGGTTCGGATTCGCAGCCGATACGAGGCGGACAACAATTCATGGTATGCCGGTATCCTGCGAACAGCCTCCAACCATATCGTCGGCGCAGCAGGCCCGCGATTACAGGTGCTGACGGCAGACACCGATGCAAACCGCCGCTTAGAGTCCGCTTGGCGTCAGTGGTCACACCGGGTGAAGCTGGCCGACATTCTGCGCACGTGCGTTGAGGCGTACTGGCGTGATGGCGAAGTATTCGTTATGCGGGGCAGTTCTGTTCGGTTTCCGCTGGGGCTGGATCTGCTGGTTCTGGAGTCTGATCAGATTGCCACACCGTGGCAGCAGTCGCAACTGGTTGACCCGTTAGTTGACGATGGCATCAGGTTTGATCGCGCGACGAATGAGCTTGAGTTCTACGTCTACGACCATCACCCCGGACTGAACACGCCCGTGAGCACATTGCAGGGGCAATGGTACGCGGCGCGTGAGGTCTGTCACCTGTATCGGGCTGAGCGACCGGGGCAAACCAGAGGCATCCCGCGAGCCACACCGGCACTGCAGACGCTGCCAATCATGCGGCGGCAGGAACTGGCAACACTGTACTCTGCAGAGACCGCAGCGAATTTTGCGATGTATCTGAAGAGCAACAGCCCGGCAATTGATCCTGCAGACAGTCCAAGCGACTTCGCAGAAATCGAACTGACGCGGAACATGCTGACCACGCTTCCTGCAGGCTGGGAAATCGGACAGGTCGAGCCGAAGCAGCCCGGGCCGCTGTATGAAATGTTTCAGCGGCAGGCCCTGATGTCGTTCTGCCGTTGTACGAACATGCCCTACACGCTGGCAGCAGGCACCGGCAAAGACGCGAATTTTAGCTCCTTCAAAGGGGACATGAAAAACGTCTGGGAACCTGAAGTTCAGGTCGAGCAAAACCGGATTCAGATGGATATTGTGGAGCGGTTGTGGCAGTGGTTTCTGGAGTCTGCTGTTTTCGTTCCGGGCCTGCTGAACGGGCTGCCTGCAATCGCAGACATCGAACACCGATGGCACTGGCCACCACTGCCGGAACTGGATCAGGTCGAGAGTGCACAGGCCGCTGAGATTCGATTGCGGACCGGTCTGGCAACGCCAACCGAAGAGCACGCACGCAGGGGCAAAGACTGGGATCTGGAGTCTGTGCGTGGGGCTGCCGACTTTGGCGTGAGTGTTGACGCATACCGGAAGGCCGTGTTCGCCCAAACATTCCCCGTGACTGGCACGCCGCAGGCACCTGGTATGCCGACCGACACGACCGTGACCACAGCGAGTACGGCAGTGGCTGACACGGCCATGAACGGGGCGCAGGTCAGTAGTATCGTCACAATCATCGGGCAAGTGGCAGCCGGAGTAATTCCAGCCGCATCGGCAAAGGCCCTGATTCGATCAGCGTTCCCGCTGGTTGCAGAGGCAAATGTGGATCAGATGCTGGCCCCGTTTCAGAACGTGGCGCAGCAGGCACCGGCAGCTCCGCAGCAGGCCCCCGCTGCGGCTGCCGGTGAATACACGACGATCGGACAGCGAGCATTTACCAACAACCAGAAACGCATCCGCAAGACTCTCGACAGCCTGACATCGGGCGAGATTTCTGAGGTGATGGCGGACCAGACTTTGCAGTCTATCGGCCTGAGTCCCGAGCGGTCTCGGGCGTTGCTCGATGATGCACTGGCGAGCGGTGTGACGGATGACGAATTGCAGCAGGTTGACGCAGCAGACGGGGTGTCAGTGACAGCAAACTGCGGCACTGGTGCGGGAGGATTTGAGCCGGGCAATGAATGCAGCAAGGGTGGCGGAACGTCAGGCGGCGGCAATTCGAGTAGCAGTAAGAGTGGGGGCACAGCAACGGCACCGACGCACAATGTAGCTTTGCCGAAAAACAAGACGAAAGCGACAATACAACAGACGGGGCAGGCTCTTGATCAAATGGGCTACAAACTCGGGAAAGCCAAAACGACGCTGAAGCAGGGAAAGTTCGTCACGTCGTACACAGTGACGGGGCCGGATGGCGTTGAGTCTGATATGCCTGCAGAAGCCGTAAGAGATTTGGCGTATAGTGGGGCTGCAAAATGAAAAACATCAGCATCACGAATCGCCTTCAGCTGCAGGCGGCGGACGGCGCAAAACCGCGACGGTTCAAGATTGAGGCGTACAACGGCGGCCTGTTGCCGGTCGATGGGTTTGAGCATCCGGTTGTGGTGGATCTGCGGGGGCTGCAGACACCTAACCAGATACCGATTTTGATTGATCATCGCAAAGAGGTTGAGGCCACACTGGGCGTCACGGACGCAATCGAAAACACAGGAACCGCGCTAACGCTGGGCGGGTTGGTGACAGGCGTTTCCGGGCTGGTGCAGACCGTGCTGGCACAGGACGCAAACGGGCAAACATGGCAGGCGTCAATCGGGGCACGTGTGCTTGAAAGTGTGGACATCCCCGAGGGTCAGGTTGTCAACGTGAACGGGCAGGAGATTTCCGGGCCGTTTGTGCTGGCTGTGAAAAGTGTTCTGAAGGAAACCTCGATACTGCCGCTCGGTGCGGATTCGAGTACGTCAGTGAATTTGGCTGCATCCGCAGCCGCAGCATCGAAAGGGCTGGTTATGTCGTTTGAAGATTGGGTGAAAAGTTTGGGGCTGGATTCCAGCACCATGAATCCGGAACAGCAGGCCGCGTTGCAGGACGCCTACGCCGCAAAGATGAAGGTGGCTGCTGCTGACAACATGCCGGAGAAAAAGCCGGAGCCGATGGCAGCCGTGGCACCGACCACTGCAGCCGCTGCAGCACAGGTGGATCTGATGGCCGGATTCCGCCAGAATCTGGCTGCTGAACACCGCCGAGCGTCTGCAATCAACGCCGCTGCTGGTGGGTTTCACGACATTGCAGCCACTGCAATTGAGCAGGGCTGGAGTGTTGAGAAGACCGAGCTGGAAGCCTTGAAGCGGCAGACTTCGCAGAACCGCACGCGACCGACTTCATTCAGCGCGGCACAAGGCAGCGGGGACCAGACACGCATCCTGCAGGCCGCGCTGTCAGTCGCACGCGGGCACAAGGCTGACAAGCATTTCACGGACGCCGAACTGCAGGCCGCACACAGTCAGTACCGTGGGCGTGTTGGTCTTCAGCAGGTGATCATTCAGGCCGCTGCAGCAAACGGAATGCCGATCCATGTTGGCAGCCGATTGCATGACGGCAACCTGCGTGAGGCCCTGCAGTACGCGAGCGGTCAGAATCTGCAGGCCGCTTTCAGCACGGTCAGCCTTCCGGGCATCTTCAGCAATCTGGCGAACAAGGAATTGTTGGCCGGGTTCGAAGAAGAGGACAACAACTGGGAAGAAATCTCAGACGTGAAGAGCGTTTCGGACTTCAAGACTCACACGTCATATCGTCTCAACGACGAAATGGAGTATGAGGAACTGGGGCCGGGCGGCGTGATGAAGCACGGCAAGATCAGCGAAGAGAGTTACAATCGCTCTGCTGACACCTACGCGAAGATGTTTTCGCTGACACGTCGGGACATTATCAACGATGACCTCGGGGCGTTTGATGATCTGCGTGTGCGTCTCGGACGTGGCGCAGCCCGTCGCCTGAATCGTCTGGTGTGGACGACCTTCCTCGCTAACCACACGACGTTTTGGACGAGTGCCCGTACCAACTACATTGAGGGTGCTACAACCAACC